ATAGATGGTATCACGACGATAACACATACATAGCTGGTAATTTAGTTCTTAGTGGAACTGTTGATAGTGGACAAGGAGCAACTGAAGTTCATTTAATGAACCAAAATGTTCGTACAACTGATAGTGTAACTTTTGCAGGTATAACTGGACCTTTAACTGGTACAGCAACTGCTGCAACTAGATTGGTTGATGGTGGTGATTTACTTTCGCAAGTTGGTGATGGTACTCTTATATATACCGCTCAGATTAGTAATGGTGTTTCGGGATTATTTCCGGCTACTGATAATTCAAATACCGTTATAACAATTAATAGACATCCTGGTAACTACTATAGTCAATTAGGATTTAGTTCTAACGCTTCTATGTATTATAGAAGTTTTAGCGCAACTGCAATTAACACATCGCAAGCTTGGAGGAGAGTATGGGATGATGGAAATGACGGGGCTGGTAGTGGACTTGATGCGGACTTATGGGATAGTTATCAATTCGCAGATTATTTAAATCAAGCAGTTCGTACAAGTGATACTGTAAGATTTAATCAATCTAGATTTTCAAATAGAATTAGTATTGGAGACGGAAACGGAACTCCATATTTAAATACTGGTTCTCCTGGTGTATGGTTATCATATAATGGAGGTTCTGATATCTTTATGGGAGCACAAACTTCAACTTTGTGGGGAGTTTATCTTGGTGATTGGAGATTTACAGTAAATAATAGTGGTACTGCAGCAGCAACTGGTGATTTTAGAGCACCAATATTCTACGATTCGGTAAGTACCGGATATTATTTAGACCCTAATTCATACTCAAGATTCAGTAGTTTAGCATTAGACCAATCTAGAGTTGATAGTAGTAGATATCCTATTGGACATTATACAACTGGTGAAACTGTATTTGAGTTTGACCCAATTTGGAATAATACTCAATTACAGGCATATTTTAATAGTGGTAACGTAACTTGGGTAAACGATTCAACTGCACCTGGTGGTTATGCTATATCAATAGTAGGTGGTGTAAACGTAGGTGGGGCTTATAGTAGTGGATTCCCTTATATTCCAGTAGATACAAACGATGTTTACTATATGGAGTGTTGGATACGAAGTGTATCTGGAACAAACACTCACTATATGGGTTCTATTGATTACAATGAATCATTTACTTCATTGGGTGGTAATCCCGGTTCATTTGGATATTGGGTAATGTCAAATACTAACCCTGGTAGTTCTTGGACTAAAGTAAGTGGGTATATTACAGGATTTGGTACATCTACTGGACAATTTAGAAGTGGAACAAAATATTGGACACCTCAAGCATTATTTAACTACACTGGTGGTGGAACTACATACATTAGTGGTTGGAAAGTAATAAAAGTAAGTGTGCCTGGTAATAGAACATTTCAAGGTAATGTGAATGTTAATGGTACATCTACCCTTAGAAGAACTGATATTATTGCAGCTGGTTCTGGATGGAATGACCATTTAAATCTATATTCATCTGACCAAAGTAATAGATTCAATGTATTGGTAGATAGTGGGGCATCTAATTACTTAAGAATTGCATATAATAATTCGGAAAGATTTAGAATACAACCAAATGGTGACACTTATAATTTTGGAGCATTTTATACGGATATTGTATATGATAGAACTAGTACCGGGTATTATTTAGACCCTGCATCTGATTCGCAATTAAATACTGGAACTTTTAATGGTAGAATGAAATATTCAAATTACCTTGTTAGTAATAATAATGGTGGTTTGATGGGGGATTATAACATCAATAGTACTGCTTCAAAAGTAATTTGGACTATTGGTGAAAGCTGGCCAATCGGTAATATGTACGGATTGGGTTATGAGTATGGAAGTGGATATGACCATCACTTAGCAATGAGAAATAATGGTACAACTTATTCTCGTATAGGTTTTGCTGGTGGTATGGTAATAACTGGTACTGGAACAGCAACATCCGATTGGAGAGCACCATACTTTTATGATAGTGATAATACAGCTTATTATGCAAACTTTGCAGATACTGGTGTATCAATACTCGTAGCTGGTTCAGTAAATCATGCAACGTATAACAAACCAGCAACTTTAGTAAACGCAAGTGGTACTTCATCTTCTGGGGCAGCAATAGCAATTCAGCAAGTAACTCCGGAAGGATGGACAGCAATATTCGCAGATTATGAACCATATACTGGGTGGGGATTGTATCATGATAATCCATCAAACACATTTGGAATTACTGCAGAAGATTCTACAAACCAATTAAGAAGTTACACAGTACCTTCAAGAGTTAGTGGTAATAGAACTGCATATGAAAAAATAAGATTTGAGCAAGGGCCTGGACACGTTTATATTGGTGGAAACGCATACGCATCAGCATTCTATGATAGGGTTGATACTGGATATTATTTAGACCCTAATGGTACATCTAATTTAGGAGGTTTAACTTTAGCAAGTAATGTTTCAACTGGTAGAAGTAGTTATGGTTCTGGAACAGCAAACCTTGTGTTATTAGCAAGTAGTACATATGGTAGAGCTACTATTGATTTTAGAAGTGGTGTAAACTATCCATCGGATGGTGCACAAATTTATTATGAAACTGCAACAAATGGTGTAAGTGGTGAAACTTCTAGATTAGTTATTAGAACTGAAAACGATGCGGATGATTCTATCCTTATTAGAGGTGGTTTTATAATAGCAAACTCAACTACGGTTGATGGTGGTAGTTCTAATCCTGGTTTCCAAACTCAATATAATGGTAATGCTAGATTGTACACATATAGTGACCACACATCTGAAGCAAGTTCATTTAGAGCACCAATATTTTATGATTCTGAAAATACTGCATTCTTTGCAAATCCTAATGGACGTTCTCGTTTATCATCAATGGATTATGGTGATGGTGGTTATTATTTCGCAGGTGGTGATTGGGGTTATAGACATAATACTCCATCTGGTTGGATTCAATTTGGACCTGCAAACACTGGACATGCTCACATTTATACTAATCTTTCTAACTTCTATTTCAACGTAGATGATTCTTACTTAAATGGTAGAAGAATCATTATGGAAAATAGATGGTTAAGTAACACATATTACGGAACTGGTGGTGATATGTATGCAACTATTTGGTATGATACAAATGATACCGGATACAGATCAGACCCTACTGGTACATCAAGATTGAACTTTGTAAACTCAAACAATCACTATATCCAACCTGGTTATATGTTGTATAGTGATATGGGTGGATGGCAAGGTGAATATAATAAGATTCAATGGCATAGTACGCATATGTACTTCCAACACCAATCATCTGGATACTTTATATTCAGAACTGATAGTGGTGCGGAAAGAGCATATATCAATAGAAGTGGTGACCTTTGGTTAGGATATTTAGGTTGGATGAGTAGTCATCTTAATCAATCGGTAAGAACTGATGGTTCACCTACATTTACAAACGTATATATAAACGATTGGTTTAGACAGAATACATCACAGGGTATGTATTGGCAACCATATGGTAGAGGATTTGTTTCTCCTGAAAATCAGGGAAATCCATATGGAACTGTAACTACAATGGGTAGTGGTCGTAATGGCTGGAACGGATGGGGTATTGGTTCTCAGATTACATTAATGCATGATTATAATAATGGTGGTAATACTACTGGTTTGCATGATAACTCATATAGTTGGGTGTGGAGATGGATTAGAAATTCTTACTTTAGTATTGATCGTGGATATACTGAAATGGCTGGTAGTTCAAGAGCACCTATATTCTACGATTCAAACGATACATCATTCTACTTTGATGGAAACGGAACTACTAGATGGCAGGGAACTGATGATTACTCTAAAATGAGAATCGGTTTGACAGGTAAAGGTAACTTCCGTAGAAATAACTACACTGGAGATAGTAACTATTGGATTGGTTCAATGGGATGGGGTACTGAAGATTTAAACAACGTTTGGAACTGGGGTAGTGGATTCTTTGATACTTGGTCTAATCCGGGCAACCAACCTCCGGGAACTTCACACTGGGTAGGGGTTCAAGCAGCTCACTATACTTGTGGATATGGTTGTGGATATGGATGGCAGTTAGCAAGTGGACCTGTATCAACAATGTACTTTAGAAATACTTGGTCTTCATTCACTGGATGGAGAGGTATGTTGGATAGTGGTAACTACTCTAACTGGGCAATTGCTAGAGGTGGTGATACTGTTGATGGTAGAATTTATTTCTTATACAATAGAGCATATTACGGAACTTCAACGGATTCATCAACATTACAGGCTTACACTACTGGTAACAATGGTGCATTCATGTCTTACCATAAAGGTGGATACTACGCTATTAACTTAGGATTGGATGGTGATAACGTATTCCGTTTAGGTGGTTGGTCTTCTAGATGGCCAAGATGGTACGCGGATGCAGATGGAGCTACAACATTTGGTGTACCTTATGTACTTCGTTCAAACTTTGATAACTATGGTGGTGGTGGTGTTTGGGTATCGGATGATGGTGACCTGTGTGACTTGAATGATGGTTATTTAGCATTAAGAGCTTCTTATGGTTTAAGAATTCATAGTGGTAATAGAGGTGGTGGTGCAAATATCAACTTAAGATATGATGGTGTGATTATTGCATCAAACAACATTATTGCATATGGTTCTCCATCGGATATCAGATTAAAAGAAAATATTAAACCTTTAGAAAACTCATTAGAAAAAGTAATGAGAATGAGAGGAGTTGAATATGATTGGAAAGAAGGAACTGACGAATATGAAACAACTAAGTTAAGACATGATATTGGATTCATAGCTCAGGAAATAGAAGATGTTGTTCCTGATTTAGTAAGAGCAGGTGAAGATGGTTATTTGGCAGTTAGAGATAGAGGTATTCCAGCATTATTGTTAGAAGCTATCAAAGAATTAAAAGCTGAATTGGATGAAACTAAAAAAGAATTAAAAGAATTAAAAGAAAAAATGAGTTTTGAATAAAAACCATATATTTATATATATAAAATAGAATAACTATGGCAATTAAAATTAATACAACGATAGGAACATCTCAAGGTGTTACAGACGAAGCTTATGTAAGAATTTATCGTTATGTTGTAGATAGAAACAAAGGAGCTCTTGAATTATACGTTAATGTATTTAAGAGTGAAGAAGAAGCTAATTTAATAGAAACATCGATAGCTTCTAGAGTTGGTTCTCCTATTCATGAAAGATTTCTTGCAAAAGTAGATGCAATACCACATTGGCATTCTATTCCAATGACAGCATCTATAACAGAAGTAATTGATGGCAGGTCTTATCAAAAAACAGTAGCTGATTTTTCATCTCTACAAGGTGCAGATATATTTGCACAAGCATATCCACTTTTGAAAGCAAAATTAGTAGAAGATTTAAAAGATAGAAATGTTATATCATCAGCATCTGAATTAGAAGATTGTTAATCTTTATAATTAAATATTTATACACAATGATACTAACAACAATACAAAATAAAAACTTATTTGGAAAAACAATTAATGTTGTTTTAACCAATATTCTGAGTTACGATTTAGGAAAGGATGATTGTAGATTAAGATATGAATTAAGATTCAGAGACCCGAATAGAGAATCTGATGCAGTTCCTGATACTATTATAAATAGTGGAATATGGGATGTACCAACCAATGTATTAAATGCATGGAGTGGTAGCAATACTTATTTGGCTGAAAAGATGTGTGATGAATTTGAATTAGTAGTAATTAATCACACATTATCATAATTTTGAAAAAATAAATATTTATTAAAAAGAAATACTATGGCATTAACATACGAGTGGAAAATAACTCAAATTAAAAAAACAACCAATGATAGTGTAGATAACGCTATAATTGGTACTAGATGGGAAGTTAAAGGAATAGATGAAAATGGAAACGATGGTTTATTTACTGGAGCAACTCCGTTTACATTAGACCAAATTAATCCTGATAATTTTGTACCATACAATGAATTGACAGAAGAAATTGTATTGGATTGGATTAAAGGATATGTAAGTGGCTCAAATAGAGCAACTAACTATTGGGACCATATATCAGATAGAATCAACACACAAATAAAAGAAAAAACATCTATTATTAGTAGCGTTGAGGCAGTTAATTTACCTTGGTCACCTACATCAGGTTCATCGATAGAACCTACTGGTTCTTTAGTGGTTTAATTAAAAATATTAACTTTAAATGTCCAAAGTGCAGATTTATAAACAAATTTGTGTTTTGGACATTTTCTTTATATTTATATAAGTAATTATATTGGATTTTCTTAATTACAAACTTAAAATACAAATTCGAAAAATAAAATGGCAGAAAGAATCGTATCACCCGGCGTATTCACAAGAGAAAATGACCTTTCCTTCCTAGCGCAAGGAGTAGGCGAGATTGGAGCAGCATTTATAGGACCTTTTAAGCAAGGACCTGCATTTGTTCCAACTATTGTTAGAACGCAATCAGAATTCGAAGATATCTTCGGAACTCCTGATGGAACTTATTATACTGAATATGCAGTACAAAACTATTTAAGAGAAGCTGGAAGTGCTACCATCGTAAGAGTTGGTGGTATTGGTGGTTATACTCAAAATTTACCTGTTGGTATATTTGCATCTGGTGGTTTGGTTGGACAAAAACTTATTGGAGTTTTATATTCAACTGAAACTGGTGATGAGGCTGTAGGATTCAGAACACCAACTGTAACAGGTGCAGGACCTGGATTTGCATCTGGTTCATTTGTAGTATCTTCTTCATTTGGATTTGTATCAGCATCTATTTTAGAAACTGCTACTAACGATGTAGTAGATACATTTGGTTCTTCTCCATTCGGAGCTAAAACAGCATATACTTACGCTTATTTTAAAAATATAGCAACAACTAATTACACTAACGCTGCGATGGGGCTTGAAGGTGGTACATTTGTATCAGCATCGGCATTACCTCCACAAATTTATAGTGATATTAGTTCTGCAGAAACTCCATATGTTAAATCTCAAAAAGATAATAACAATGTTAGATATGATTTATTTAAGTTTGTAACTTTAGGACATGGTACTCCATATAATACTAAATTCAAAATTGGTATTTCAAACGTAAAGGCAGCTGGTGAAGATGGAGCAACTGATTATTCTGTATTCACTGTAACTGTAAGAGGATATAGTGATACTGATAAGAGAAAGAGTGTTGTAGAAACATTTAATAATGTAAACTTAGACCCTGCTTCTCCTAACTATATAGCTAGAAGAATTGGTGATAGATGGAATACGATTGATAACAATGGTAAGATAACTGAAAATGGAGATTACTCAAACAAATCAAAATATGTAAGAGTAGTAATAGCTGAGGCAGGTTCATTCCCGATTTCATCAGCACCATTTGGACATGGAGCATATACAAACCCAATAGTAACAAATGTAGCAGATACAACTAAAGTACCTGCGGTAGTTTACCAAACTGGTTCGGCAAATAACACATCATCATCTCCTATATATTATTCTGGATTTGATTTTGAGACTGTTGGTGCATCCGATGATAACAAACAATACTTAAAACCAATTCCTGTTGGAGCATTGGTTGGAGCAAACGTTGATTTCGCATTTGATTCTCAATTATCATATGTAATGACAGGTTCGGCAGCAACTGATATGGTTAAAAGACAATTTTTATTAGGATTCCAATATGGATTTGATGGTAACGCACCAACTGTAAAAATTAACTTAGGTACATCTATAACTGGAGCAAATACGCAAGGATTTAACTGTTCAAATAACTCAACTAATGGTTCAATTGCATATACAAAAGCAATTAACGCTGTATCAAATGCAGATGAATACGATATTAACTTAGTTGTAACTCCTGGTATCATTCGTTCTTTACACCCATCTATTACTACAAAAGTAATTGATATGGTTGAAGATAGACAAGATTGTTTCTACATCGCTGATTTTGTGGCAGCAACTGCAACAATTACTGAAGCAACCGAAGAAGCAAATTCAGTAGATTCTAACTACGTTGGAACTTACTACCCTTGGGTTAAGACAGTTGATACTAATAGTAATAAATTAATGAGTGTACCTCCATCAGTATTGATGCCGGCTGTATTCGCTGCAAACGATAGATTGGCAGCTGAATGGTTCGCACCTGCTGGTTTGAATAGAGGTGGTATTAGTGGAGCAGTTTCAGTATTGAATAGATTAACACATTCTGAAAGAGATACTCTATATGAGAATAAAGTAAACCCAATCGCAGCATTCCCTGGACAAGGTATTGTAGCATTCGGACAGAAGACATTGCAAGATAAGGCATCAGCTTTAGATAGAATCAATGTTAGAAGATTACTTATCACTCTTAAGAAGTTTATAGCATCTACATCTCGTTTCTTAGTGTTCGAACAAAACACAGCAACAACTAGAGCAAGATTCTTAAACACTGTGAACCCTTACTTAGAGGCAGTTCAACAAAGACAAGGTTTATACGCATTTAGAGTTGTAATGGATGAATCAAACAATACACCTGATGTAATTGATAGAAACATATTAGCAGGACAAATTTTCTTACAACCGGCTAAGACAGCGGAATTTATCGTAATAGATTTCAACATCTTACCAACTGGAGCAAGTTTTAACGCATAATACGAAAATCAATAAAGTAGATATTTATTAATACAAATAAAAGGAATAAAAAATGGCAGAAATATTAGAGTTTGATAAGATGTTCTATACGAACTTCGAACCGAAGATGAAAAATAGATATGTGATGGAGATAGATAATATCCCTTCATATCTTGTAAAGGCAGCAAATAGACCTACAATTCAATTTGAAACCGTAACTTTAGACCATATCAACGTAAAGAGAAAGTTGAAAGGTAAAGGTGAGTGGCAAGATATCACTATCACACTTTATGACCCAATCGTTCCTTCTGGAGCACAAGCGGTAATGGAGTGGATTCGTTTAGGACATGAATCAATTACTGGTAGAGATGGATACGCTGATTTCTATAAGAAAGATGTTGATTTCTATTTATTAGGACCAGTTGGTGATAAGATTGAACAATGGAAATTGAAAGGTGCATTTATCTCTCAAGCAAACTTTGGAGATTTATCATTCGATTCAAATGAAGTTGCAACAATCGAATTAACACTATCTTATGATTACGCAATCTTAGAATTCTAATCTAAAAATAATAAAAATAAGGGGATTTCAAAAGAATCCCCTTTTTTGTGCTTTCTATTTTTTTAATTTCTATGTATTTATATATACAAACAAAATAAACAACGTTATGGCAGAAATGACAAATACAACTAAGGTGCAAATGCAAACCGCACCAAAACAAAATGATTTCCCAACCGAAACCATTGAATTACCATCTCAAGGATTAGTATATCCTGAAGGACATCCATTAAGAAAGGGTACTTGTGAGATAAAGTATATGACAGCAAGAGAAGAAGATATTCTTGCATCCCAAAACCTTATTAAAAAAGGTATTGTATTGGATAAGTTATTTGAATCGGTTGTGGTTGAACCAGGTGTAAATCCAAATGATATTTACATTGGTGATAAGAACGCTATCCTTTTAGCAACTCGTATTTTAGGATATGGCGCTGATTATGAGATAGAAATGACTGACCCTTTTACTTTAGAAAAGCAAGCAGTAACTATTGATTTGGGTAAAGTGCAAACAAAAGATATTGATACGGAAGTATTAAATTCTAATAATTCATATAAATTCATATTACCTTCAAGTGGTAAAGAAATTGAATTTAAATTACTTACACATGGTGATGAGCAAGAGATAACAAAAGAAACTCAGGCTTTAGAAAAATTAAACAAAAACTCATCTACTCAATATGATGTAACAACTAGATTGAAGTATATGATTACATCTGTTGATGGTAATACTGATAGAGGATTTATCAATAGATGGGTATATAATGCATTCTTAGCAAAAGATACTAAGGCGTTTAGAAAGCATGTTAAGGAAATGAGTCCTGATATGGATTTGACATTCCAATTTACATCACAAATAACTGGTGAAACGGAGGCGCTTGATATACCCTTCGGGATTAACTTTTTTTACCCTTCCGCTTGATTATAGAATACAATTACATTCGCAAATTTGGGAAATGGTTCAATTCAGTAATGGATTTACTTGGTCTGAAGTTTACCATATGCCTGTATATTTGAGAAGGTTTTATTTCAATAAATTGGTTGAAATGAAGAAAAAAGAAGCTGAGGAATATAAAAAAGCTCAAAGTAAATCGAAAGTGAGGATGCGTTAATCCTCACTTTTTTATTATCCAATATTTATACAATATAAAAGGAGAAAACTATGTCAAAACAAAAACAACCAATTAAAGAGGGTCTATTCAGTTCAGCTAAAAAATTTACTGATGCATTTTTTGATGGATTAAAACAAAATGCAATAAATAAAGCATTAGACCAGGCAAAACAAAACAAATTTCCACCGGATGTAATTGATGCTATGGAAAGAATTGAAAAAGAAAGTGATACTCTTAATAAATTAATACAAAAGTATTCAAAATAATTCTATAAATGGCCGATTTAGAAAATAAAAAAGCAGCAGCCTTACTGAAAATATCAAACGCAGAAGCTGAGCATAATCGTTTGTTGGCAGAAGGTTTACGTCTAAATCGAGATATGACTGCAGCACTGAAGGAGCAGGAAAAAATAATATCAGATGCTGGAAAGGAAATTAAAAAAATAAATCAAGATAGACTAGATGGTCTTAAGAACGCTGAAAAGTCAGTAAGTAGTATAAGTGGTTTGTACCAAAATCTAAATAAATTTGAAAGAGATAGAATTAAAAATACTCTTACATCCAATACATTAACACTTGAACAAACTCAAGTATTAAATAAAATGGCTGATATCAATAGTGATATAGCACAATTAACATTGGATGATGTGGCGGGACATGCTGCATTGAAAAAAGAATATGATGATTTAAAAGGTACATTAGGCACTATAAGTGAAACAGATAAAGTTATTCTTGAAAATTTAGCAGACCAAAATAAAATGGCAGCTAGTCTTGGTAAAATGACTAAGGCTCAAAAAGATTTTTTAGGAAAGCAATTAGCTGTATATGATGGTATAAAAGATACAATAGGTGGTATATTAGAAACTGCAAGTTTATTAACATCTAATGTTAAGGGAGCTTTAGGAGCTGCAATACTTGGTGCTGGGTATGGTTTGGAGGCGTGGGGTAAGAGTGTTAGAAGTTTTGGAGGATACGTGGATTCAGCACAAATATCAACATTTGCTTTAGGTTTTGCATTTAAGGATGCAGAAGAAACTGCAAAGGGATTATCAAAAGAATTTGGTGGATTAAAAGATGTATCATTTAGTACTCAGTTGAATGCCAATTTAATGGCAACTAATATGGGTATTAGTGGTGCTGAAGCTGCAAATGTAGTTGGTAACTTTGCAAGAATGAACGAAGGTTCTGCTTCAACTGCTATGGATATGGCAGCAGCTACAAAATCAATGGGTAAAGCGGCTGGTGTTCCAATTGATTCCTTAATGAAGGATGTAGCTGGTTCAACAAAAGCATTTGCTGAATATGGTAAAAATGGTGGATTAAATATATCTAAGGCAGCAGTAGCAGCAGCTAAGATGGGTGTTAGTATGGATTCAATGACGAAAGTAACTGATTCCCTTTTAGATTTTGAAACATCTATTAATGCGGAGATGGAATTGGGTGCAATGCTTGGTAAAAATCTTAATTTAGATAGAGCAAGAGGTTTAGCATATGAGGGAGATATTAACGGAGCTGTAAAATCAACTTTGGATGAATTGGGTGGTATAGAAGCATTCAATAAAATGGATATCTTCCAAAAGAGAAAAGCGGCAGAGTTATTGGGATTATCAGTTGATGAATTCCAAAAAATGGCAACCAATGCAGATAAAATATCTGATATTGGTGAAGGTAGCAATTCTAAATGGAGCGCACTTTGGGAAGGAACTACTGCATTTGTAACAGGACCATTGGCTGGTGTTGCTAAAGGATTTGGTAGTAGTTTAATTGCAATTGGCCAAATGGGAACTGGATTAAGTGGGTTGGGAATTAATATGGGTGGTATTGTAAAATCATCGGCAGAGTTTGTAAAAAATATGGTTAAAGCGGCAGCTAGTAAAATTATGGGTAAAGGTGGTCCTGGTGATTCTGCATCTCAATTTGCTGGTGGTAGTTTTTCAAAAGGAAAAGAATTACTTGCACAAAGAAACGCAGCAGCTGCAGCTAAAACTCCATCTACTGCAACAACTCCAGCACCTGGTGGTGGGGGAGCTGACCAAGCTAATAAATTTGGAAAGATAAAAGCAGGTGATTTAATTAAAGGAGCAGCTGCATTATTAATATTAGCAGCAGCACTTTATGTATCTGCTAAAGCATTCCAAGAGTTTGCAACGGTTAAGTGGGAAGATGTTGGTAAGGGATTGGTTGGATTGGTTGGATTGGCTGGTATTGCATATGTATTATCAAAAGCAAGTGGTTCTATGATACAAGGAGCAATAGCAATAGCAATATTAGGCGCAGCATTGATACCATTTGCATTTGCTATGAGTTTAATACAAGGATTAAATATAGATTCTGTATTAGCTGCAGCAGCTGGATTGGTTTTATTTGGTGTAGCAGCTGCTGGACTTGGTTTAATATTACCATTTGTATTAGCTGGTGCATTGGGTATAGCTGTTTTAGGTGCAGCATTGATAGTATTTGGAACTGGTATGAATTTAATAGGTAGTGGATTTGGTGCAATATCCGCAACACTACCAGCTATAATGGAACAAATATCAGCAGTATCTCAAATAGATTACATGCCAATTTTAGGATTAGCAGGTGCATTAACTATGTTAGCAGGTGCATTAGCATTGGTTGCTATTAGTGGTTTACTTGCACTTCCTGTTTTGATGGCATTGGGTGGATTATCTAGCTTATTTGGAGGTGGTGGAGAAGGTGGTGGTGAAGGTAAGACTGATAGTACGGCTCAATTGATTGAAGAAATAAAAGGTTTAAGAGCAGATTTAAATGCTGGTAAAATATCCGTTAATATGGATGGACAAAAAGTTACATCAAGAGTATCGGCAATAGTTGATAAGGGTAGTTCAAATTCATATGGTAAAAGATAACGATGGGTAAGACAATAGAAGAATTATTTAAGACCAAAGTATTAGCAGATGGTAAAACTGCTGAGCAGAAATATGATATCCGCAATAGTAAGGATTTACCTATAAGTGCGAACACTACGGTATTATTAGAACCATCTTTTAAAGCAGCAACTGCAATTAGACGAAAAATATCAACAACCAAAGGTGAAACTAGATTAGAAGAAGAAACAAGTGGATTACGAATAATAAATACATTATCAGCACCTTTAATATATGGTACTGATATATTTAAATTTCAAAAAAAATCAACTAGACTAGTTGAAATAATGAAGGATAGTGTAAATTCCAATAACCCACAAGATGCTGGTATTGTTGGTAACTTCCTTAAAAAAGCAGAAGATTTTGGATTAAAAATTGCTGGTAAATTAGGTATTGCTTTTCCTGAATCAACTATACCAACAAAGATTTCATTAAACGCAGATTTCAAAGCAGGTAAAGAACCTGATACGATGATTACTCTTGCTAAAATTAAAGGAGATTCTAAAGGTAATTTAGTTGGACAAGTTTTAAAGAATAGTGCAAGAGGAACTCCTAAGCAAATTGGTAATCAATTATTGGGAGCAGGTATAAATTTACTTAAAGGTGAAATAAAGAAAAAATTATTTGGAGCACCTAAGCAGGGTGCACAAAACTTAGCAGGTAAAAGTGACCAAGAAGTACAATACGATAGTTCCGGAAAATATTCAGATACTATAAGTCCAACTGATGAAGATTATTTTAAAAGAAATGACCTTTCATCTATTTTAGTTGCACAAGAAACAAAAGCATTAGGTGGCGGCCCCCGTGTTAATAAAAAAATAGATGAGTTAGTACCAAAATCAAAAGGATTGGATATTCCAAATCCTGGTGGATTATTTTCAAGTGTTAGTGATAAATTTAAAACAGCAGTTGAAAGTGGAAAAACAAAATTAGCAGAGGCCCAAAAGCAAGGACAACAAGCAATATCGGATGGTAAAACAAAAATAGGCGATACAAAAAAAGATACACCTGCAGGAGCTAAAGATGCTAATATTACATATTCATCTACAATAGATGCTAAATCGGATGATATTAAATTAAGAAACGATTTATCATCCAAATTAGATGGATTAAATACTGCTAATGATGAATCTAAATCTAAAGGTGCGGCCGTAGCTAAACCAGGTGTTCCGGAAGTAGCTCCTGATATATCATTAACAGGTAAAACATTACCAGTTAAAAATCCATTTGCATCTACCAAAGAAACATTAGATTCAACAACAAAAGATGCAACTGCTAAGTTATCCGAAGGTAGAAAAGAAGGACAACAAAATTTGGCTGCAAAGGATGAAAAAGCAATAGCGGCCGGAGTAGAATCTAAGCACGATGGTAAAACAAAATATTCAGAGACGGTTGATTCATCGCAGGATGATGTTGCATTAAGAAATGATTTATCATCTAAGTTAGCAGCACTAACCGCAGCAACTGCCGATATGAGTACAAGCGCAACATCAGCTGAAAGACCGGGAGTTACTATTAGTACTTATTCATCATTAAAAGATGCACAAACTCCTAAAGTAACTTTAAAAACAAAATATGGTATTGATAGTAGTGGTAAAACTGATTTTGTAAATGAAAAAACTCAATATGCTGGTAGTGAATTAAAAATAGGGCCTGATACATTGGATGATTATGATTTTATAACTTTAAAATTTACATCAATTGCAAAAAAGCAATCAGTAAACTTCAGAGCAACTTTATCTGGTATTACAGAAACTACAACACCAAGTTGGGATTCGGCTAAATTTATTGGTTCACCATTTCCATATTGGACTTATACTGGTATAGAAAGAAGTGTATCTTTTAATTTTAAAGTATATTCAACTACACCATTACAACATATAGCAGCTTGGCAAAGATTAAACTTTTTGACATCATTAGCATACCCACAGGGATATGCAGGAAATATAGCAGTACTTGCACCATTCCTTAGAGTTACAATTGGAAATTTATATAAAAATAAAGAATGTTTTATTGCACAACTTTCATATACTGTTGATGATAATAGTACTTGGGAAGTTGGACCTGTTGCTGCTATGGGTATGGCTGATAATGAATCATTCAAATTGAATGGGGAATCAACATCTTTAGATAATTACAAATTACCAAAAATAATAGATGTTAGTGTAACATTAAACTTTGTGGAATCAAAATCAAATACAAAGGATGGTTATTTATATGGATTTGATAAATTACCTAGAGAAATTAGAAAAGGAAAAGATAAAAGTGGTAAAGAAACATCATCAACGTTTACAACAGAAAATACAGCAACTTCAATAGAAGCTGCAGCTGACTCAAATAATAAAGAAAGTACCGCACAAGCTGAGGCATCTATTAATACAACTACCCCAAAGGTTGATGCTGTGTCAGCAACTGCACCTGTTAATAATCCTGCTCAAGCAACAACAGCAACACAAACAAATTCTGGTTTGGAAAACGCAGCAGTACCAAAAGTAGAACCACCACCAACATATAAAATTGAAGCAAGGGATACTGGCGATGGATATGAAGGAAAAATATATGCTAATGGAAAACTTATACAAACGCAAGGATACGTTAGTACATTTGGATATACTTATTCTTATTGGGATGGGCCGATGGGGCAGCAAAAGGAAATTGTAGAAAGATATACAGGAGTTGAGGCTGTAAAGCAATCATTGATTAAAACAGGAAAAATGCAAGGTTTTTATGTAGATGGAAAGTTCTATGAAAAAAGTGATAATATAACTTAAAGATATGGAAAGTAGATATTACGAATTAGAAACTAAAAAAACCCACGATGGTAGAGAGGTATATAGACCAAAAATATATCCTAATATTCCATTGAGAGATGATGATGTCTATGTAATGACCGAATTAGGTGATAGATTGGATACATTAGCATTTCAATATTATCAAGACCCAACCCTTTGGTGGATAATCGCATCAGCAAATAATATACATGATGCACCATTAGGATTCCCAGAAGAAACAATATTAAGAATTCCATTAAACTATATACAAATAGTAACCGATTTTACAAATAATTAAATAAAGTTTATGTCAGCGTTTCCAAATTTTTCCAACATCGCAGATTACGTTCAAAAAGAACTAGCCCTTAGAAAAGGAGATACTATGAGAGTGTCTAACTTAAATGCTTGGGTTAGGGTAGCGTCTGGTGTAGGCGGTGGTTGTCAAATAATATCTAATCCAAACTTTTCTTTATTTGGTGACCCACGTGGTGGAGCAGGCTCAATATATGGTAATGATACAATGAGTGGTACAGTTGGTACTACTTGGTATGGAAATTTTATTTCACCATCTGGTGAGTTTCATGGATATAGACCTAAACCAAATATAACTTCAATTGAAGTTGATGAGGGAGCTGGGAATATTTCTAGAAAAGCAACATTTTCTATAACTTGTTATACAAGAGCACAATTGGATACAATGTGTAAGTATTATTTGGAGCCTGGATATACTATATTTTTAGAATGGGGATGGAATACAAATAAAGGAGTATCTCAATATAAGCAAAGATTAACGGGAGATAGTGTTGGTGAAAATCAATCATTTCAAGTTGTTAATAAGAAAAGAAAAGCATCTGGCGGACACTATGATAATTATTTAGGATTTATAACAGGTGGTAGTGTTTCAATGACAGGACAAGAATGGACAATAACTGTAAAGTGTACAGGATTTACAGAACTGCCAGCATTTCTTAATGCAGCTGATAATACCGAAGGTAAAGAAGAAACAACTACTAATAAAGCAGAGGCTTATGAATCATCTGATATATCATCTGAACAAGATGTTGGCAAGCAAAGGTTTATGATGGCATTTAATAATTTACCATCCAATAAACAAAGTCTTGAAGTTACTGAATTATTAAAAGATGTTAATTTTGCATCAACATTAAACTATATAAACGTAGATGAAAATGTAAAAGCTGAAATGAATTCAAAACTAAAAGGAACTAGTTTTTTTGGATTTACATTTGGAGGTGGGGCAAGTACAGCAGATAAAGGTGGTGATGCAAAAAAAGTAGATTTACCAGAAGGTACTGAACTTATTGGAGATAGTGGATTTATAAGATTTTCAGTATTATCTGAAGTTTTAAGTAAAATAGGATTTCAGGCATTTAAAGTTGGAAATAAATTAGTTAGTGTTAGAGTAAATACAAAAAACACTGTGTGTTTTGCATTTCCAAAAATATTTAGTACTGATAAAAATAAATTGTTCATACCAAATCCACAAACACCAAAGTTTTCATTACTACAAGCATCAGAAAACCAAGCTCAAACCGATTTCACAAACGTAATTGATAATTCAGTTACCGATGGTACTACAAAGGTTAGATTCCCATACGATGAAGCAATAGCAAATGGTAGTGTTGCAAGTAGAGGACAAATTCAATTCGGAGATGATGGTACATTTGTGGGATTAAATAAACCAGCACTTTCTTATGGATTTTTAGAAGACCTTTATGTTAATATGCAATTTGTTAAAGGTATATTAGAAACTAAAAACTTTTCTATAAAAGATGCATTATATCAAATTCTTAATGGTATATCTGGGGCAGCTGGCGGAGTATGGGATTTTCAAATACAAGAACAAAACTCATCGGATGGCTCTACTGAATTATGTGTAGTTGATATGAATGTAAATCCACAAACATCTGGAACTCCATATAGATTTGATGTAGCTGGTTCAAATTCTATTTTTATGGATGCTTCATTGGATTTAGATATTAGTGGTGCAAAGATGAATCAAATTATTGGAAATAGATTAGGACAAAAAGTAAACGGAAGTCAACCTCAGGTAAATAGTAAAAAGAAAAAAGGACTTTTTACGGATTCGGATGATTTGGTTTTAAAAAGTATTGAGGGAAAGCAAGCTAAACCAGCAGATAAGGGAACTACAAAAACTCCTACTGCAAAAGAAAAAAGTGAAGCAGCTGAAAAAGCTAAAGAAAAGGCAATGCAAATGTTTTTAAGTAAAATTGGGTATGCACCAAAAATTGATTTGATTGCAAGTTCTGATTTTGGAAAAACATTAGAAGAAATGACATATATTACTGCATATAATGACCAGTTAGTATTTGAATCATTAAAAAATGGTAATGATGTTGTTAAAGAAGAAAATGGAGTATCTGCATTAATGCCAATTAAATTTAGTTTTACTATACATGGTGTGAGTGGTATTAAAAGAGGTGATAAGTTTGCAGTAAATGGTATTCCAAAAGCATATGAACAAACTGGATTTTTTCAAGTAACATCTGTAAAACATACAATTACTGATATGATTTGGAAAACTGAAATAGAAGGTGGCTTTAGATTACAAAGATAATATAATATAAAATGGATTTAAACAGATATAACACAATATCAAATATAGGTAGTACTTTTGATGAAAGAATAATATCAGCACATATACCAACATTAACTGATTTGGATTATGATAGGGGATATATTGTAAGATATTTTATTCAAAAAGCAAATGATACTAATTCTAGAATAACTGAAGTTGATTATATAGGATACAAAAAGTTTTTAGGAAATGCATTTTATACAGCCGCATCTTTAGATTGGAAAGTAAAAGGAACTGATGCAGAAATAAAAGAATGTAATTTTAAATCAATAAAGACTATTGTTGATAAGATACCATTAATACAATCATATCTTCCAAATTTACTTCAATTTAAAAAGAAGAAAGATTTGGTACTCTAACAAATTATTCGTATATTTACATAATTATATGGGGATGCCATGGACTTGATTGCAATGAGAATGGTAGTACCACACGTAGACAGAAGTGCTAGATGTCTTTAAATCTGTACAAAACAATAACTGACGAAATGTCAACTATGACCTTTGATTCTATGATGGAATTCATTGGGGCTTCTGAGTACGCATACGCTGCTTAGTTCATTCCGCATCACTCGTGGAACATTTAAATAGAAGTGAACAAAACGGAGCTCTACCTATCGGCTCTTAAAAACTGATAGGTTGGTGGAAAGCTGTACTAACCATACGGCCCCAATTATTTTGGAAAGTGAATAAGATTAAACTTTACCTAAACGTGTGATATGCTGGTATTATGATTACTTTGTAAGACAGGGGTTCGATTCCCCTCATCTCCA